ATGAAGTGTAGTGGCTATGACGCAGGTGCTAATGGTGTCGGTATCAGATGCCAACCTTTACAAGTCATAGTAAGAAAGCACGTTGAATGGACAGGTAGTCCAGACTTTGAAGCAGCACCACCGAGTAGTTATGAAGAGAAAAGTACTGCGTCAACAGCAGCCGACTTCTAAATACAAGAGTAAATTTGAAAGTCAATTTGCTGACAACTTAACCAAAAAGAAAATTATCTTTACCTATGAAACTCTCAGCATTGACTATGAAATCACTTGCACCTATCGCCCTGACTTTATCCTCAACAATTTTATTGTTGAAACGAAGGGCTACTTCTCGAAAGAAGATAGACGCAAACATCTTGCGATTAAGGAGAAACGACCCGACCTAGATATAAGGTTCTGTTTTCAAAATAGCAGAACCAAACTATCCAAAGCCAAGAACTCTATCTCTTACGCCAAGTGGTGTGAGAGACATGGGTTCCAATACTGCGACAAATTTATTCCTAATGATTGGTATGAAGAGCCAATACAAAAACAAAATAGTTTGCCCTGAGTGCAATAAAAAAAACTGTGCAGTCTTTGATGATGGACACCACCATTGCTTCACTATGGATTGCGGATACACCTACTACCCAAACAAAAAAGAAAAGCAAGTGACCAGTAAGATCATTCCTATATACAAACCAAACCCACAGTTACTTAAGGTAACACCGATTGCTTTACCTAAACGTGGAATCACTAAGGAGACTTCAGAACTATTTGGTTATGGTATGTCAGAGTACAGAAGACAACCAGTACAGGTAGCTACATATAAAGATCAGAAAGGTAATGATGTTGCACAGCACATACGCTTTCAAGATAAGAAGTTTATGTGGATAGGAGATATGTCAAAGGTACAACTATGGGGTCAGCATCTTTGGAGACAACATGGAGGTAATGGTTCTGTCTTCTTAACTGTATGTGAAGGTGAGATAGATTGCATGAGTGCTAGTCAGATACAAGGTAATAAGTTTCCCTGTGTATCTATACCATCAGGAGTACAATCAGCAGCCAAGTACCTAGCAGCTAATTACAAATGGCTTGATAGTTTTTGTCGTATCGTTATTTGCTTTGACAATGATGTTGCAGGTATGAAAGCAGCAGATAAATGTATGGAGGTATTGCCAAGAGGTAAGGTTGCTATAGCAAGACTAGATCGTAATGACGTTAACGATCATCTTGTGTCAGGAGAAGGTGAGCTAATCAAAGATAGGTTATGGAAAGCTAGACCAGTAAGACCTGACTCTCTTATCAATGCAGCAGACGCTTGGGATTTGTTTACCAAAGAAACAAGTAAACCTGTATCAGACTTTCCATTTCCAAAGCTGAACGAATACACAAAAGGTTTGTTTCCTAGTCAAATCTTTACAGTAGCTTCCGCAAGTGGAGCAGGTAAGTCGACAATATGCAGGGAGTTATGCCATCACTTCCTTACTAAAGGAAATGGATTGAAAGTAGGTTACATAGGTTTAGAAGAGTCAGTACAAAGAACACTTCAAGGTCTTGTAGGTATTGACTTGAATATTCCTTTGCACTTAAATGAAGATGTCATAACTAAAGATGATCTGCGGATTGCGTTTGATAACCTCACCTCAACACGCAATCTTTTTTTATACAACCACTTTGGTAGTCTTGAGCCTGATGTATTACTAGAACAGATAAGGTATTTAGCTACTGTTGATGGAGTGAAGGTAGTCATACTAGATCACATAAGCATAGTATTGTCTGGTCTTGAACTGGATAATGAACGCAAAGCAATAGATATAATAATGACCAAGCTTAGAAGTTTGAGTGAAGCTACAGGCATAGCTATTGTATTGGTCAGCCATCTACGCAGACCACAAGGACAATCACATGAGTCGGGTAGAGAAGTTGATACCTCTGATTTGAGAGGGTCGCATAGTCTTCTTCAGTTATCTGATGTTGTAATGTCAGCTTCTAGAAATCAGACAGGAGATGAAAGCGAAAGGCAAAGACTACAGCTAAAGGTATTGAAGTCTAGGCATACTGGTATGACAGGAGAAGTAGATAAATTATTGTACGACCAAAAGACAGGTCGGCTTGTTGTATATGAGGATTTTATTTAGCTATGACTTTACTTATTGATGCTGATTGGTTGATCTACAATTCATGTTGTGCCTGTGAACAAGACACAAGATGGAATGATTGGGAGCATACTCTTCACTCTGATGAAAGAGACATACTCAATCTGATAGAGAACAGATTAGATGTATATAGAACTATTGCTGACAGCAAGCACGACATAGTTATGTGCTTTACTTCTTACCCTACATTTCGACATGAGATATTTCCAGAGTACAAGATCAACAGGATAGGTAAACGTAAACCACTTGCACTAAAGAGTGTTATCAAAGAAGTAAAAGAAAGATATGAAACTGTTGCCTATGAAAACTTAGAAGGTGATGATGTACTAGGTTTGCTTGCTACCAATGGCAGATACAAAGACCCGATAATAGTTTCAGTTGATAAAGACATGAGAACACTACCCTGCAAACTCATAGCTGATGATTCGATAGAACATATTACTAATAAGAAAGCAGACAGGCATTGGTTTGAGATGTCGTTGGCAGGTGACGCAGGTGATGGGATATTAGGTATCAAAGGTATGGGTATGGTAACTGCTTCAAAGACTTTAGCTAATACACCTGATACTAAAGAAGCACTATGGTCTAAGGTACAGGAGACATATACTAAGAAAGGTTACACGATTGCTGATGCTATCTTAAACGCAAGGCTTACAAGAATACTGCGAGAAGGAGATTATGATTACAATACAGGTGAAGTAAAACTTTGGAACCCATAAAGAAAACCCCAAGAGGAACCACACCCTTGAGGTTTTCTTAGCGTTGCAACAAGGTAACCACTCCTTGCTATCTACAGACTAACATATAATATAGATATAGCTCTTTAATTTTTGTGTCTTTACCTGTAATTACTGACGAACTTATACAAGCTTTAGATGCTGTGTTTCCTAACAGATGCCCTGACCTATCGCTTTCAGATCGTGAAGTGTGGTATCGTTCAGGGCAGAGGTCGGTTGTTGACTATCTAATTGAACAGCAACTAAGACAAAAAGAAACTATGTTAACTAACAGAGTCTTGGAGAACTAGCTATGTGTTTTGGTGGTGGTGGTCAAGCTACAAGACAACAACCTAAACGTGAATATCAGAACAGACCTGTAACTGTAACTGGTACACAGACAGGAGTTGATGACCCTAAAGATACAGCAAAAGCAACAGAAAGTTTAAAAATAAAAAGACAAAAAGAAGAAGGAACTTATGTAGACCCAACTGCTGCAAGCCTTACAACTGCTGAGAAACTTACAAGGAGAAGTGGAATGAGTCAAGCTGATAGAAATGCTCGAAAGGTTAGGCAACAAAAAGCCAAAGACAACTATAATAGAAGAAAGTTCTCTAGAGGCATTACAGGTCGTAAGACAGGAGTTGCTTAATTATGTGTTTCAGAAGACCAAGCCCACCACCATTACCAGAACCAGAACCAGTTGATTCTGCTGTTGAACAAACTGCACAACAAGTTGTTGTTGGAGAAAAAAGAAAACAATTAAAATCTCCTACTAAGAAAAAAAGTGCAATCACACCAACCACAGGTAGAAGAAGACTCGGTACTAGATCATTACAAATACCTTTATTAGCTAATACAGGAACTAATATGGGTAATCTAAACTATCCTACATAACATGGAATATTCGGCACAAGGTACAACCGCAGCAGGTAGATATGAAGCACTTGTTGGTAGTAGGTCTGTCTATGATAGAGAAGCAAAAGAATCTTCAAAGCTAACTATACCTAGCTTGATACCAGAACAGACATCAGGTACTAGAGCTAGAATTAAGACACCATTTCAAGCAACAGGTAGTCGTGGAGTTAATTCTTTATCGAATAAATTATTAATGACTTTGCTGCCACCAAGCACAGCATTTTTTAAACTTGATATTGATGACCTTGAGATAAGAAAGCAAGGGCAAGAAGCACTACAAAGTGAAATAGATAAAGGATTACGCACAATAGAAAATGCTTTAATGAGTGAGATAGAAATATCTAACGATAGAGTTGCTATGTTTGAAGCACTCAAGCATCTTGTAGTATCAGGTAATGTCTTATTATATCTGACAGATAAAGGACTAAAGGTATATCCACTATCTAAATTTGTCTGTAAGCGTGATGAAGTTGGTAATGTTTTAGAAATACTTATTAAAGAAACAGTACACCCACAGGCTCTACCCCTTGAGTTCTTAGAACAAATCAAGAAGAAAGAGAACTATGACGCAGAGATGATGAAGGGAGATTTAGATATATATACATCTATCAAGAGAATGAATGATGACTTTTTTTGGTTTCAAGAATGTAAAGGAGAAAAGATACCAAACACAGATGGCAGATCAAAGGTAGATGTTACTCCTTTTATACCACTTAGATTCATTCGGGTAGATGGAGAAGATTATGGTAGAGGATATGTAGAAGAATACAGAGGAGACTTGATTAGTCTTGAGTCTTTAATGCAAGCAATAATCGAAGGTGCTGCTGCTAGTGCTAAGACTTTATTTTTAGTAAATCCAAATGGAATTACAAGGGCAGCGACTATAGCTAAAGCACCTAATGGAGCTATTCGTGAAGGTGCAGCGACAGATATTTCTGTGATGCAAGTCGGCAAGAGTGCAGACTTCTCTGTTGCTTTTAGTGCAATACAAAGAATAGAAGCAAGACTTGAGTTTGCTTTCTTGATGGCAAGATCAGTACAACGTGACGCAGAAAGAGTCACAGCAGCAGAGATAAATCTTATGGCACAGGAGTTAGAGAATAGTTTAGGCGGTATCTATAGTATCTTGACCCAAGAGTTTCAACTACCATATCTCAGAAGACGTATGCACTTATTGGTAAGACAAGGTAAAGTTCCAAAGCTGCCTGATGAATTGGTCAAACCCAAGATAGTGACAGGACTTCAAGGACTTGGTAGGGGTAATGATAGAAACAAACTGATTGAGTTTATAACAACTGTAGCTCAAGCATTAGGACCAGATGTGATGAGACAATACGTCAATGTAGATGAAGCGGTAAAAAGACTAGCTACCAGTATCGGTATAGATACTGCTAACCTAGTAAAAACACAAGAGCAAATCCAAGAAGAACAACAGGCTGCTGCACAACAACAGCTTATTCAAAGTCTTGGACCTGCTGCTTTAGGTTCACGTTTACTTGACCCTAAAGTAAATGCAGAAGCAGGTTTAGCTGATGCACAGGCACAACAATTACAACAAGGAGGAACCCCTGATGCCAACCAAGAAGCCTAGAGAAAGAGATGAAGACGGAAAGTTTGTCTCTGAAAAAGCAGTCGTTAGTCGTGTAGGAGAGTACGAAGAAAATCCTGTACCAGAAAAGTCAGGAGATGTCGTTACTGGACATGGCAATACAATTCACTATAGTTAAAAGAAAACCACTATGACTTCATCACAAGTACAGGTATCTGAAACACCACCAATGTCTCAACAAGACCTTGAAGGTCTTAAAGACGAAAATGGTTTGTATGCAGGTAAGTTTAAAACTGTAGAAGATTTAGCAAATAGCTACAAAGAATTAGAAGGGAAGCTTGGTTCTGTTACAGAAGAAGATCAAGTATCTGAATCAACAGAAGAAACTACAGGAGTACCAAAAGGGTATGAAGATTATTACCAAGAAGATGGAACTGTAGATTACAACTCTGTAAATGAAAACTATGGAGAAATTTTAGGAGAACTATTTAAAGAAAATAGTATTGACCCATATAAAATAGCTGCTGAGTTTGATAAAAACGAAGGAGAAATACCAGAACAAATGTATCAATCTTTATTAGACGCAGGGTTATCTGCAAATGCTGTTGATTCTTATTTAAAAGGAGTGGCAGTAGAAAGAGGATATATTGAAGGTGAAGAAAGTACAGGAGAAGAATTGGCACAAGAAGAAGTAAAAGGTATTAGAGATTCTATTGGTGGAGATGAAGCCTATGGCAAGATGGTTAGTTGGGCTTTAGAAAATTTATCTAAGCCAGAGATAGAAGCTTTCAATGAAGCAACAAACACAATGTCTGGACCACAACTTAGTATGATGGTACAAGGACTATATACTAGATACCAAAACGCTATGGGAGTTGAACCAAGCTTGTACTCTGGAAGACCTGCTTCTAGTGGACCTACACCTTACAGATCAACAGCAGAAGTAGTAGCTGCTATGTCTGACAAAAGATATGGTAAAGATGTTACTTATACTGAAGACGTACAAAAACGTCTAGCAGGTAGTGATGTCTTCGGCTAATGGCTAAGTTATGTGCCAGAGGTAAAGCAGCAGCAAAGCGTAAGTTTAAGGTTTACCCTTCTGCTTACGCTAATGCTTATGCTGTCAAAGTCTGTAAAGGACAAGTCAAAGTTGGCGGTGTAAAAAAAGTAGCCAGTGGCTACACAAGAAAATCATTACAGGTTGCTTAATCATGGCGTTAAAAGGAAACCAGTACAAACTAGATGTTGATGGTGATAAGAAAATCACCAGAAAAGATTTTATGATCTTGGCTAAAAATTCTAAAAAGAAGAATGGCAAAGCTAACACCTAAACAAATAGTTACTCTCAACAAACATTCAAAGCATCATTCCAAGACACACATGGACTTGATGAAGAAGCTTATGCGTGAAGGTAAGACATTTGAACAAGCACATACTGTTGCACAAAAACAAGTAGGCAAATGAGTTTACGCAGATGGTTTAAAGAAAAATGGGTAGACGTTAAGACAGGCAAACCTTGTGGTCGCCAGAAAGGAGAGAAGCGTGGTGGCTACCCTGCTTGCAGACCATCAAGAAGAATTAGTAGTAAAACTCCTAAAACTACAGGAGAAATGACAGGTGAAGAAAAAAGAAGATTTAAAATAAATAAGACCAGTTCAAAAAAAATAACTTATCAACATAGACGCAATAAAAATAATCGCAATAGTTTAAAGATTGCGTAATAGTGTTATATTTTAAATAGCTTACATTTTTTATGTCTAAGGGAGTATCTCTTACCAAGGAAGATAAAGACCCTACTGGTGGTCTGACTGCTTCTGGTCGTAGGAAATACAACCAAGAAACAGGTGGAAACTTGCAAGCACCTGTTACTAAAACGACAGGTCTTTCGCCTAGACAAAAATCAAGAAGGAAATCTTTTTGTGCAAGAATGTCGAAGGCAAAAGGACCATTAAAAAAAGATGGCAAGTTAACTCGCAAAGCTCTTGCATTACGCAAGTGGAATTGTGGGTCTGTATAAATTAACAGAGTAGAAATCTAAATATCCTTGTGCCTGATGCGTCAGATACCACTTGAGAGAAAGGATTGAAACGAAGTTAGTTTCTCAAATTTGTAAACATTAATCAAGGGGTTTTCCTATGGCTAACGCCACAGTATCTCGTCTTGGTTTGGTCAACAATACAGGTACATCTTATGATGCCCTGTTTTTAAAGGTATTTTCTGGAGAAGTGCTAACTGCGTTTGCCAGAAACAATATCTTTAACGAGCAACTTCATTCAGTTCGTACTATCACAAGTGGTAAGTCAGCACAGTTTCCTGTTCTTGGAACTGCTACTGCTGCATACCATACAGTAGGAACTCCTCTTGTTGGTGCTAACCAAATCAAGGCAAACGAAAAGATTATCAACATTGATGATCTTCTAATTGCACAGAGTTTCATTGCTAACATTGATGAACTCAAGAATCATTATGACGTAAGAGCTACTTACGCTGATGAATTAGGTAAGGCACTTGCTAGAACCTATGACCAGAACGTAGCCAAGCAGATTGCTAATGCTTCCAGAGCTTCTACTAACCTTAGTGGTGGTAATGGTGGTATTGTTTTGACTCTTGCTTCTGGTAATACAGCTTCAGCCAACGTCACAGGTGATGAACTAGCAGCAGCTATCTATGATATTGCACAGACAATGGATGAAAGAGACATTCCTCCAACAGATCGTTTCTGTGTACTACCACCTGCTGAGTACTACAAACTTGCTGAGTCTGCTACAAGAACTGTAGATGTTGACTTCAACCCACAGGGTAATGGTTCGTTCGCTTCTGGTAAGGTACAACAAATTGCAGGCATACCAATAATGATGTCTAACAACGTACCTCAGAGTAACGTAGGTTCTAACCCAAGTGGTGCGAACAACACTTACTCAGGTGATGATAGTAAGACTATCGGTTTAGTATTCCACAAGTCTGCTGTTGGTACAGTAAAACTAATGGATATGACAACTGAAATCTCTGGTTCTGACTACGGAATTATGTATCAGGGTACATTAATGGTTGCTAAGTATGCTCTTGGTCATGGAATCCTAAGACCAGAATGTGCAGCTACTATTAAGCTATCTGCTTCTTAATTTCAATTTATAGGGTATCTTATTATTAGATACCCTTTTTTTATCATCATGTATTCATCAAAGAAAAAAAACAAAAAGAAAAAAGGTGGGAGGGATTCACTTAAAATAAAAAAGTATTAAAAAATGACTGTAGCTGCAACCACTGAATTAGAAAGCATTAATATTATGCTTGCTGCAATAGGCGAAGCACCTGTTAACTCTTTAACTGGTACGTTACCTGTTGATGTAAAGATAGCTCAAACTACTTTGACAGAAGTAAACAAAGAAGTTCAATCAGAAGGTTGGTCTTTTAATACTGAAATAGATGTAACTCTTACAAGAGATGGGTCTAATCAAATTAGTTTACCTGCTAATGTTTTAAGAGTAGATGCAAATATACATCAACACCCGACTATTGACCCTATTCAACGTGGGCTAAAACTATACGATAGACAGAATAATAAGTATGAATTTGATGAAGACTTGATTTGTACTGTTGTTTATTTTAGAGAATTTGACGAGATACCAGAACAGGCAAGAAGGTATATGACTATCAAAGCTGCAAGAATATTTGTAGATAGACTTGTTGGAGATGATGGCTTAAGAACATATACACAACAAGACGAAATAAGAGCAAGAGTTATACTTACAGAAACAGATTATGCTAACGCAGATCACAATTTACTAAGAGGCGACCCTTCTCTTACCAGTATCTTTGATACTTACAATCCTTCTAGTGCTTTAATTAGATAACCATGCCTGTTATATCAAGAGCTATACCTACATTATTGAGAGGTATATCACAATCTTCTGATGCCTTGAAGCAGCCAGATCATGCTGATATACAAGACAATGCTGATAGTAACCCTGTTCTTGGTCTTACAAAGCGAAGTGGTTTTCAATATATAACAGCTTTATCTTCTTCTACTCTTGGCAATGTTCACATACAGACTATAAATAGAGATGCAAACGAAAGATATGTAGCAATATTTAGTAATGGCAATGTAAAAGTATATGAGTTAGATGGCACAGAAAAGACCGTAAATAAACCTGATGGTACTGCTTACCTAAATACTTCTACACCTAGGAGTGTAATGAAGACAGTTACCATTGCTGACTTTACTTTTGTTGTTAATACCAGTATTACAGCAGCTATGGACTCTACACTAAGCGGTGGCACTGGCACAAAAGCAATTATATTTATTAATCAGGCAACAGCAAATACAACATATTCTGTAACGATTGATGGAGTGACAGTTACAGACAACACTTCTGGCGATTCAACTCTTAGCACAGACACAATAGCTGCTGATTTAAAAACAGGTCTTGATTCTGGTCTTACTGGTTTTACTATTGCTCGTAATGGTCCTGTTTTATATGTAAGAAAGAATGATAATTCTAATTTTTCTATAGATGGTAGTGATACACAAGGCGATACAAAGATGACGATAATAAAAGATTCAGTACAAAGATTTACTGATCTGCCTACTGTATCTCCACATGGTTATGTAGTTGAAGTTAAAGGAGATGAAGATACTAACTTTGATAATTACTATGTAAAATTTGTTGGCAATAATACTACAAGTGATGGGGTGTTAGAAGAAGGACAATGGGAAGAAACTGTAGAAGCAGGTATTCAATTTAAGTTTGATTATGCAACAATGCCACACGTTCTTGTACGTCAAGCTGATGGTAATTTTAGATTTGCAAAAGTAGATGGCGATAGTTATACGTTATCAGGAGTAACTTATACTTTGCCTAAGTGGGGAGAGAGAACTGTTGGAGATTTAGTATCAGCACCCGATCCTTCTTTTATTGGTAATAAAATTAATAATG